CTTCTGGGAAGTTGCCGGAAAGAGATGTATATAGGTCTCTGGTGTTGAATGACCTCTGGTTTATTGTTTACTTTGTTATGGGTGTAAAACCTGCTAACCATCCTTTTGTAGTTGGGGTTGCCCAAGATGTAGAGAATGGGCCAAGGACGGGAACGCTTGATATATGGGCGAGGGAGCACTATAAAAGTTCTATTATTACTATTGCTGAGACATTGCAATATCATTTACGGAACCCTGAACATTGCTCAGGGTTGTTTAGCTATGTAAGACCTGTGGCAAAAGCCTTTTTGAGGAGCATAAAGATTTTATGTGAGAATTCTGATTTATTGAAGGCTTGTTTCCCTGATGTGTTATGGCAGAACCCTATGTCCGAGGCCCCAAAATGGAGTGAAGATGATGGGCTTATATTTAAGAGGAAGTCGTTTGCAAGAAAGGAGTCTACAGTTGAGGGATGGGGTCTGATTGAGGGTATGCCAACAAGTAAGCATTTTGATCGCAGGATATATGATGATATAGAAACGTTTGATATTGCTGATTCGGCAGATATGCTAAATAAATGTTTTGAGAAGTTTGAAATGAGTGACAATTTAGGGATGGATGGTGGAATTGAAAGGGTTAATGGAACTTTTTATAATCACAATGGGCCGTTAAAAAGGATAATGGATAAAAAGGATATTAATGGCAATCCTATGTATTTGACAAGGATAAAGCCTGCTACGCATGATGGAACCTTAAGCGGAAGGGCTGTGTTGTTGTCAGAGGAAAGGCTGGCTAAGTTGAAAATGTCTATCACTTTTAATAGCCAGCAGTTATGCGATCCTACTCCTAAAGGGACACAACTTCTTAATAGCTCGATGTTGCAATATATTTCTATTGTTGACATCCCTTTAAACTTGTATAAATTTATGATGGTTGATCCAGCTGGAGATGGTAAGGATTCCTGGGGAATATTTGTCTGTGGGGTAGAACCTGTTGTCGATGAGATAGGGGCAAGCAATGTTTATATTCTTGACTGCATTATTGATAATATGTCGGTATCTTCTGCGATAGAAACAGTGGCAAAAATGTATATGAGAAATGGAATAATAGAACAAATAGGGGTGGAGAAGGTTGGCTTATCAACAATGGAAGTACATGTTGCAAACACTTTAAACAAGCAAGGCCGAAGGGTGTCTATTGAGGACAAGACCTTGGTATTGCTAAAACCTGCGGGGAGATCCAAGGTATCAAGAATTGAGAATGCTATAGCTTGGCCACTCCTTAACAGTAAAATATCTATTTCTGATTATGTCCCCATCAGCTACAGGACAAGGCTAAAGCAAGAGATGGATGAGTTCCCCTTTGGAAAACACGATGACGGGATAGACGCATTGAGTTATCTGTATGATATGCTTAATGATTATGGTTTTAAATATAAGATAAGGAAAAAAATTACAAAAACTGTTCCAATTCAGATGGTACATGTTAATCAGGGTTGGATGGCGGCATAAATGTAATATTTCATTACAATTTCTCTTGACAACTGTAACATTTTGTGTATAGTGAATCTATAGGGGGGATAGATGCTTGAAAATGATAAGATTCATGCACTTGCTCTTAAAAGGTTTAAACTAACCCAGGAAAAAGAGGAAGAGAACCGCAGAACTGCCCTTGAATCTATCCGTTTCACTGATGGCGATCAATGGCCTGCCTCAATAAAAGAGGAAAGGGGCAAAGATGGTCGTCCATGCCTTACTTCTAATAAACTCCGTAAATTTGTTAAACAGGTAGTTTCTGATATACGCCAAAACAAGGTAGGTGTAAAAGTTCGTCCTGTTGATAACTTTGCTGATGTCACAGGGGCGCAGGTTCGCAATGACCTTATCCGGCACATAGAAGACTTATCCTCTGCTAATATCGTCTATGAAACAGGAGTAGAACAGGCTCTAGATGGCGGGTATGGATATTGGAGGATAATTGCTGAGTATTCTGAAAATGAGTTCCACCAGGAAATACGTTTAAAACGTGTTCCAAATAGATTTACTATCTATTTTGACCAATCAGCACAGGATTTTAATTATGAGGATGCTAAATTCGCCTTTGTTGTCGATTCCATGTCTAAAGAGGATTACGATGAGGCTTGGCCTAAAAAAGAAGGGGATAATCTCCCAGAAGGTGCAGGGGAGAAGAATGAAAGCTGGTTTACAGAAGAGGCCATAAGGGTTGCTGAATATTTTTACAAAGAACCTGTTACTAAAACTATCGCACAACTTGAAACAGGAGAAATAATTGATCTTACAAAAGAGGTAACAGAGGCAAAACTTACTTCTGCCGGGATTATTATAAAGAAAAAACGGGAAGTTAAAGGGCACAAAGTCATGTGGTGCAAGATAGATGGGAGTAGAATTTTAGAAGGGCCAAAAGAGTTCCCGTCAAAATATATTCCCATAGTTCCTGTTCTTGGTCTGGAAGTGAATGATGAGGGCAAAAGGAAGTTTAGAAGCCTGATATATGACGCAATGGATCCTATGCGGATGTATAATTTTTGGCGCACGCATGCGACAGAAGTTATCGCCCTTGCACCCAAGGCCCCTTACATAGGGACGCCTGAACAGTTTGAAGGGTTTGAGAGAATGTGGGATGAAGCTAATGTAAAGAATCGCTCTCGTCTTCTTTATCATGATATCCCTGGCGTGGCAAAGCCTCAAAGAGAAAGGCAGGTAGAAATCCCTGCTGCGGTTGTAAATGAAGCCAATATAGCCACAGGTGATATAATGGACACTATCGGGAGATATGAAGCATCTCTTGGTCAATCATCAAACGAAAGGTCGGGGAGGGCCATTATAGCAAGGCAGAAGGCCGGGGACTCTTCAACCTTTGCCTTTATTGACAACTATACAAGGGCAATAGTTTATACGGGTAAAATCTTTTTAGATATGATACCAAGGGTATTTGACAATGAAAGGGTTATGAGGATAAGGGGCAAGGCTGAGAATGGCGATGACATGATACTTTTGCCTCTAAACAGAACCATTCAAGACCCTGCAACCCTTGAGCTCATAACAATAAATGATTTATCTGTAGGAGAATATGATCTTATCCCTGTTGCGGGGCCTACTTATCAAAGTAAGCGCCAGGAAGTAGCGGCAAGCATGTTGGACTTCCTGCAATTTGTTCCACAGGCGGCTCCTATTATAGCTCCTAAACTGGCTGAGGTTATGGACTGGCCTGGTGCTGCTGAGATAGCGCAGCAATTAGCGGGCCTAGTTGTTCAGGCTCCTGGCGGCGGCGGGGGGAGTCCCCATTCTATGCAAGGGACTCAGACAGGTGGGATGGCAAAACCAATGATGCCGGGGATGTAAAGAGTTTTTGTTCTTTGACAAATGAATTATAAAATAAGTTTTCACGGCACTATGACCTATTCATAGGCTTAACATACTCTAAGGAGGGTTCAAATGGAAGTAGATGCAACCGTTACGGAAACGGAAATTCCGGTTGTTGTAGCCGAAGAAGTAATGACAGATGCGGCGGCTGTCGAAGGGGAAGAGGTTAATCTTGAGGGCCCAGAAGACGAGCTTACCGACATAGAGAAATCTAAGGCTGGGACTCCTAAGGGCGTTCAGAAAAAGATTGACGAACTTACCCGTAAGACCAAGACGGCAGAGGAAGAGAGGGAGGGGGCAAGGGCTGAGGCTGAGTTCTGGAAAAGCCAGGCAACAACAGCTAAACCAGCGGAACAGCCTGGAATAAAGGTCAGTCCTCAATCTGCGAAGCCAGTTTCGGAGGATTTCCAGGAGTACAGCGATTATGTCGAGGCCCTGACAGACTGGAAGATAGAGCAGAGAGATATTGTGCAGGCAAAGAAACAGGGAGAAGCGCAGTATGTAGATAGAATGAAGCAGGTAATTTCGGGCTTTGAGCGGAAAGTTGTTAAAGCATTAGAAGCCCTGCCTGATTTTGAGACTGTAGCAAGAGACCTGGACATGAGACGACTTTATGATGCTATGCCTCATGTCACCGATGCCATTCTTGAGCTTGAAAAAGGGCCAGAGATTGCATATTACCTTGGAAAAAACAGGAGCAAGGCTTTTGAATTGGCAAGGATGCACCCATTTCAAGCAGCCTTAGAAATCGGGAGGATCGAGGCGAGGCTTATAGTCCCGATATCTAAGAAGGTTTCACAGGCCTTAGAACCCATTAAACCTGTAGGGGGAGGGGCCAATACAACAGAAGCGGCTCCTGATGCAATGTCAGATACTGAATTTGCTAAATGGCGAAAATCCTTCACTCAAAAACGAAGATGAAAAGAATCTAAACAAAGGAGAAAAATATGGCTAACACTTTTAAAGTAATAGATATGATTAAGAAAGAGGCCTTAAGACTTGCGCATGAGAAAGCTGTCTTTATAGGTACATCCGACCGTCAATATGATGACAGTTTTAAAGACAGCGGAGCAGGGAAGAATGGTTCATCTTTAAGGGTAAGAGAACCAAACAGGTACACGGTAACAGAGGGTTCAAGGGTCATGGATGTCCAAGACCAGGCAGAAACCTCTCAGACAGTTACTATGGCAACGCAAGATCATGTTGATATGAGGTTCACTTCTGCCGAACTTCTCCAGTCCGCTAATTCCGGTGCGGCATTTGATGACTTGTCTAAGAATTATATTGAACCTGCAATGGCAACGTTGATTTCTGTTGTTGAAGGGAAATTCTTGACTTTTGCCACCAAAGCAACATACCAGGTAGCCGGAACGGCCGGAACAGCTCTCACTACACTTGCCGTCCCTGGGGCTGCAAGGGCAAAGCTGAATCAGCAGTTGGCTCCTAAGAGCAAGCGTTGCCTCCAGATGGATTCGGTGACTATGGCATCGCTTGTTAGTGGGATGGCCGCTTATTTTAACCCTTCGTCTGCAATAGGGGACCAGTACAAAGAAGGGTTAATAGCAAGGACGGCAATGGCTGATTATTATGAGAATGAGCGTTGCTGGACAATGATTAATGGCTCCGATGTAACAGGTTCGTCTGATGCAGCGGCGCTGGTAACGGACGGGGGCAACACAATAGACCTTCATACCCTGCTTCCTGTCGCAAATCAGGTTGTTGGTCAGGTGTTTACAATCGCAGGGATATATGATTGTCACCCTGAGACAAAGGCTGCCTATCCTCACTTGAAGCAGTTTACTGTGACAGCTATCGGGGCCACTGTCACAACGGTTTCTCCCTCTTTCATCCTCACAGGGGCAAGAAAGAACATGGTTACCTCCACAGGAGCGGCCCTGACTGCGGCTTCCTTCAATGCTCAGGTGATAACCTATGTGGGAGCGGCGTCAACCTCTTATGTTCAGGGACTTATGTATCATCCAGAGGCATTCCAGTTCATAACTGCTGACCTGCCTTTGATGGATGATGCACAGAAGTGTTCCAGAGGCAATCAGGACGGAATCTCATTGAGAGTCTGGATGGCCTCCGACATAAGGAATGATGAATTGCTTATGAGAATAGACATGCTTTATGGTATGGCGGCACTCAGGCCTGAGTTTGCTTGCAGGATGATTGGTTCTGCTAACGCTTAACTGACAGGGGGAGATTAAACCCTCCCCTTAATTTTTAAACAAAGGAGAAAAAATATGGCGACAATTCCAACAGACTTAGAAAGAATGAATTACGGGGGGCCTGCCGGTTGTATAGCACCGGGTCAGCATCGTCAGGTTATTGGTGATGCTGTGGCAACAAGGACGCTACTTGCGGAGGAATCGGGGGCATTGTGCTTGCTTGACAGGGCCGCTGGTGTTGTCTATACTCTTCCTACTCCAGTGGCTGGTATGACATTTGAGTTCCTGGTAGTTGTGAGTGTGACATCCAACGCTCACAAGGTAATAACTCATGCCAATACAGCGTTTCTCCTTGGGGGGGTTTTAGCAGGTGATGTTACTATCGCAACCTCTGGCCCTTATTTTGAGGCCAACGGAAGCACTATCAGGGCCTTGTCTGCTAACGGGTCAACAAGTGGTGGGCTTCTTGGAGAGCGCTATGTGGTGACTGCATTAACTTCAACATACTGGGGTATACATGGTGTTACTCATGGGGCTGGCACTCTTATAACCCCGTTTGCAACATCATAAGATCAGTTTGAGCAATGTGGAGGGGAGGAATCTCCCCTCCACATTTTTAAAAGGAGAGTCTTAATGGCGATTCGGATGTGGCATAAAGAGCATGGATATACGAATGTATTCAGCTTGCAGGAATTAGATAAACATAAGCAATTTGGGTGGCAGGTTGAGGAAGAGAAGAAGATAACAAATCTGGGCATAGTAGTTCTGAAAGAAACAAAAGAAGCTGTTGTAGAAGAGAAAAAAGATGAGCTCGCCCAGGAACAACCTGGTTTTGTTTGTGATGTTTGCGGGAAAACATATAAATTAAAAATGCACTTGGCGGCCCATAGGCGGAAACATAAGGGGTAAAAAATATGATAGCACAGGGCATGATTGAAAGAGCATTCAGGCTCGTAGGGATAAAGTCGCCAACATCTACTAAATTAGCCGATGGGTTAATAGTCCTCAATATGATGCTCGGTTCATGGTCTGCTGATAAACTACTAATTTATACAACACAGGAAGAAAATTTTTCTCTTACGGCTACTGATGGGATATACACTCTCGGCAGTGGAGGGGATTTTAATACATCAAGGCCTCAACGAATCATACAGGCATTTATCAGGGATTCGTCAGGCTATGATTATCCTTTAGCTATCAATATTATTCAAGATTATAATGACCTTACACTTAAAACAACCCCAGGTCGTCCAACGGGTATTTCTTATTTCTCCGATTATCCTTTAGCGACAATTAAACTTTACCCTGTCCCCGATGCCGCTTATACCTTGTATTTGAGTTCTTTAAAGCCTTTTACAAGCTTTTCTACTTTAACAACAGAAGCAGTTTTCCCCCCCGGATATGAAGATGCGCTTGTCTCTAACTTGGCCGTTAAACTCGCAGCAGAAGAAGACATTAAAATGATTGACACTGTTTATGCTGATGCTGTGACCTTGAAGAAGATATTAAAGGAAAACACTGTTCCAATAACTCAGGAAGTCTCTTTTGATGCAGCTTTAGTTTCTGTATCTCGTGGGTATAACATCTTTACGGATGGGGATTAATGGGATATTCAGGCCAAATATATACAATCCCTTGTAACCGTGGCGGGTTGACAGCAAACCCAAATATAGACCTTGCTCCGCCAGAGGCAGTTGTTGACTGTAGAAATATCAATCTGCACCAAAATGGGAAAGAGACAAGGGGTGGGACTGAGAAGGTTAATAGCACTGCGATAGCCGCAAGTCCTCAAATAATGGGGGGGATGCAGCCCATATTCCAGAATGGAACAACTGCCATCCTCACTGCGACCTCTAATGGGTATATCTATAAAGACTATACAACCGCCCTTAAATCAGGGCTTACAAATACGGATTTCTGTAATTTTGTAATGTATGCGAATAAGGTCTATTTTACCAATTTGTTAAACAGGCCTCAGACATGGGATGGTGCGGCGGCTACCACGTCAGACCTAACAGATGTCCCTACAGACTGGTCTACTGGTAACAACTGGCCCAAGTATATGATAGTTCATGGCAGAGGGGTCTCAAGGCGGCTATGGGCCTTTGGGTGCGCTAACACTCCCAACAGGGTATACGCTTCACAACTTGGAACAGATTCTTTCTCGGATGCCAATGTTATCACTTTAAATATAGAAACAGGTTCTGGTTCAGGAATAGTTGGAGCTGTTGAGTTTGGAGAAAGGCTTATATTTTTCAGCAAAACAAAGGCTTTCATTATAGACGACACCAGCGCAGTAACAAGCAACTGGGGATATTCAAAGGCAATATGGGAAGGTGGGGTAGCACACCACAGGCTTGTAGTTAAGACCCTAAATGATGTCCTTTGTTTTACAGAGGATGGCGATGTTTATAGTATAGGGGCCGTCCAGAGTTACGGGGATTATCATGCGGCATCAATAGCTCGGCCTGCTTTTATTGACAGGTATATAAGGGAAAAAGCAAAGCTCTCAGATATTGAAAAGTTCCATGCCATATATGACACTAAACTTAGGCTTGTAAGATTCTTCTTTGTCCGTACAGGAATGAGCGTAGTTGATTCAGATCTCGTTTATTTTATAGACAAAGGGGCTGCAGAGGGGTGGAGCCTGCATGACAATACGACTTATGCGTCAGGACACAAAGCCTCATGTTCTTTCCTTGTAAGAGTGGCAGCAGGAGACTGGAGGGTTTATACGGGGGATTATGCAGGTTTTATCTGGAAGCTTGAGACGAATAATTCTAATGACGACAGTACCCCATTCAGGTCTTCCTTCAAGACCCCTCGGCTTATCATCGACAACAGCAGGGGGACTAAACATTTTAACTCAGGGGTGATAATTGTAAGGGGCGAAGGCGGATACAGTGTAAATATAGATACATGGGTTGATGATGTATCTTTAGTCCAACAAAGCATTTCATTGTCAAGCAATCCCGGTACATGGGGGACTTCGACATGGGATAATTTCGCATGGGGTGGCGAGGTGATGCTGGACAAGTTTTTTGACATAAAGAATATTGGGAAAAGAATACAGTTTGAGATTTCCAACGACCAGTTAAATAAAAAGTTTTATATCAGTCAGATACATATTGATTTTAAGCCTTTATCAGTAAGACCGGCATAGGAGGTAAAAAATGGCTACAGGCGCAACTTTTACAGTACCAAATACTTTTGTGGCAGGGACCACGGCTCAGGCTTCTGAGGTAAACGCCGATTTTACAGCAGTCATAGCGAACCTAGACCCGTCAGGGGTAGGGTCATATGTTGCCAATGCCTCGGAGATGCAGACCAATAGTGATCCATACCCTTCTGATACGGAATCAGTGCCTACCTCGCTTCTCGTCTATATCCGGCAATTGCAGTGGCAACTAAAGGCGCTTGCAAGGGCTGACCAGTGGTATAAAGACCCCTGGAAGGTGGTTGCAAAGACGGAAGCCTATACCGCTACAAGCAATGACCATTTCATGGATTGCGATGCAACAACGGCCACTTTTGCTATTACTATCCCTGCCGCATCATCTGCCCTCTCAGGAAAAGAGTTTGTCATAACAAAAACTGATTCTTCTGCAAACGCTGTAACCCTGGCAGGGGGTTTTACGGCATCGGTTGGGACGCAGTATCATTCCATTGTAATTAAATGCAATGGCTCGGCATGGCTGGAAGTTCGTGCGTTAAACGCAACCAACGCAGACACGTTAGATACGTATCACGCTTCTGCTTTCGCAATTCTGGCGGCAGCAAATACCTTTACTGCGGTGCAAACTATTAAAGGAGGTGATGTTGGGGGGACACTAACCCTTGGAGATAATGAGGCAGCGCAGAGTTGGAATGCTTCAATCTTGTTTAAGGGTAGTAACAGTGCAACACCAAACAAATATTTTAGAACCTATTCTGGAAGATTGGAAATATTAGCCAATAATGGGAATACTTCATTATTTGGAATTGATGATTTAGGAAATTTATATACTACCGGCAAGGTTATGAATCAGCTAACGATCACTCCTGCCACAGATACACAGCCACTAATATTAGGAGATAACGAGGTAGGACGTTCTTGGAATGCTTCAATCTTGTTTAAGGGTAGTAACAGTGCAACACCAAATAAATATTTTCGTGCATATGGCGGCCAATTAGAAATACTGGCTAATGATGGCACTACATCTCTCTGGGTAATTGATGACACTGGAAAACAAAGAAAGCCGGTAACTATTACCCCTGATACCGATACACAGCCTCTTGTATTAGGAGATAATGAGGCAGGACGTTCTTGGAATGCTTCTATACTTTTTAAAGGAAGCAACAGCGCAAC